ACTATTACTTCAGTATTTGCAGGTATAGACCCTGTAACAAAAGTATAAGTTTTAAGTTCCTTGTCTATTGAATAATCATAAGTTTCTGTGCTGTTTGGTACTCCCTGTTTCATTACAGTTCCATCAACAGTACAATATGTGCTTTCTGGTCTGCTTTCGAAGTTAAATGTTGCAGTGGATCCATCCCCTATTTCGTTCTCGAATCTAGTATCTATTTCGAATCCTCCTTCTACTATTATTTTATTTCTTACTGGTTCTAGGTCTTGTTCCCATTTGGGTATATTATAGATATTTACACCTGTTTCTAGGGTAGTTCCATAAGTAGTGTATCCTTTTGGTTCCATTCTTACTAAATCTAAGTCATAATCAAAATAAAAGAAATAATTAAGTATTTTCATAAGAGTATTTACTCTTTCGAGTCTTTCACTATCTTTTGCTATAAATTTATTAATTGTAATATCAGTAGTTAATTTTCCAGATGCTACTGCACTTGTATCGTACCCATAGTCACTTATTATGTCTTCTGCGATTGCAGTTACTTCTCCTGCCTCTGTGTCTATGTTTATATCGTATGATTTTGTAAATATAGAGTATTTTAAAGATTGAAGTTTGTCTTTACATTTTAAAATATAATGGTAGTTTTCTTGGTCATAGATAATTTGTTTTACTTGTCCTCTGAATTTATAATTATCTGTACTGGTTACTAATCCTCTGCTTATTACTATAGTTTGACCTACAGTTGGTATTTTGACTCCTATTACATTTGGAGCTATATGTAATTCTGCAGTATTTCCTGAACTTCCATCTCTGTTTAATTGGATTCTAGTTCCCTCTATTAAATAATCCAAAACATCTACACCATCCAAATCAAATTTATATAATAATCCGCTTACCATTTATACACTCTCAATTAACATAAGGGAATAAACTATCCTAAATGGGTCAGTATTTAGTCTATTCCATGTAAAATCTAGGACTTTCATATTAAAGGTTCTTCCAAGAGAATCAGTGAATACTTTTCTTCCCATTCCTGTAATACTTAGGTCTGGATTAATCCATTCTTCTACAAGTGTTAAAAATGCAAGTATTCCTACATCTCCTTGTCCACCTGTGAATCCTTTTCCATCCTGTGCTGCTTGTATTGTTACTATCCTTTTTTTTCCTAGAACATCCCAATAAACTCTTCCTTCAGTTCCTGTTGTTGCGAGTCCGAAGTCTACTGCTTTTACATTTATTTGATTTTGTTCTCTATAAATTAATCCTAGGTTTTCTGTTCCTGTGAATATGCTTAATAATGGTTTGGTCATATTGCATCATCTCCATGTGATATATCTAAAAATGGAATATCTAATTCTTGGGTTCTTTCCCAAAACAGTCTATCAGTGTCTGTTCCATATACTACTCCTTGAGGCATTACTCCTCCTTGGGTAGACATTAAAGGATAGAATGATTCATCTCTACTTCCAAAGTAATTCTCTAGAATAGTTTTGTCGAAGTCACTTGCTTTCCCACCGAGTTCTCTTACTTGTTGAACATACTTTGCTTTAATTTCTCCAAGTAAAAGATTTATGTCGTGTTGGAGTTCTACTTCCTTATAGGTTTCAGTTGATATAAGCATTAAATCTGATTTTGTTAGGTTAGTTAGTCCTTCTTGATCCTTTAAGTGTGATGTGATTTTGTCGAATTGTGAGTTTTCTTTAGTAAGTTCTTTTTTGATTTTTCCTGTTTCATTAAGTATTCCTTGTTGACTTGCCTCGTTGATTGTTAATAAGTCATTAATTTTGCCTGTCTTTGCATCTGTTTCTGCAATCATTCTTTGACCTTCTACCATTACTTCTTCATAAATAGGTGGAGTTTCTGGAGTTTGTTGTTCAGTTTGTTCAGTTGGTTCAGTTGCTTGACTTTGTTGACCTGTTATACCACTCATGTTTAACTTCATACTTTTTTGCAGTCCGGAGTTTATTGAGCCCATGGATTTATTTATTTGTTTAAGAATATTTAGTTCTGGGTTAATTGCTCCACTTGTTCCTGTATCTAGACTTACCATTTTATTCTAACAGAGACATATCAAACTGCGATACTCCCTCTGGGGTTCCTCCTTGACTTTCAAATATTGCGTTAGCCATTTCATCACTACCAATAAGATAATTATTTAATAACACTTCATTTTCTTGTATTGCTGTAATTGCACCTGCATCTGCTTTTAATTGGTCTACTGATGAGTATTTTCTTTTTGATTCCATTGCTCTTAGTTTTGCTTCCAACAACGCTTTTTTCTTTTTCTTTAATTCTATTATTATTTGTTTATTTGTTCCTTGTAGTAATATTATTTTATTGATTTCTGTAATGTCTTTATTTTGTACAAATAATCAGCCTCCTATTTGTTCGTTATCTGCGATTAACTTATCGAATTCTGAATTCCATTGATTTAAGTTTTCCTTAATATTTCCTAATTCGTCAACTATTCCTCTTTCTCTTGCTTCTCTTATAGTAAGTATTTCCTTTATTTTGCCTGTCTTTGCATCTGTAAGTGCCACTAATCTTTCCCCTTCTGCAGATATAAGTGGCTCATAAGACTCTCCAGAAAGTTGTGCATACATATCTGCTTGTTCTCCTGGAGATGTTGATCCTTTAATGGTTGCACTTATTGCTAATCCTGCCAGTGCCAATCCAAAGGTTCCAAGGGCTTTAATTCCTGCCCATAATCCTCCACCTGTTAACATTTGAGAGAATATTCCGCCATCTTTTACTTTTCCAAATATGTTTTTTAAGTCCTTCATACCTTTATTTAGTTTGTCGAGTTCCTTGGATTTCTTCTTATTTTTAGGACTTTTAATCTCGCCTTCATTAAGTTCCAACTTAATTTTTACTGCTATTGTACTATCGTTTTTTTCTGGCATATTCTTTTAGTTTGTCTTGTTGCTCTTTATATTTTTCATTAAACCAATTTACTTCTTCTGGATTAAATTTCTTATTCATGTTTGCATTGGTGTCAGTTGGTGTGTCTTCTGATAGAATACCCTCTTTTTTTAAGATTTCTCTTACCTTTTTTCTTATAATCTTCCCATCTGATATACACAGGTTATTAATTTTTCTTTTAGAGAGTCTTACTAGTTCTTGTTCCATTAAATATAAAAATAGTGCATTGTTCATTCTTCCACTAGAGATTGTTGACTTAGAGGAAACTTTGCTTAAAATCCCATGAGTTAATTCGTTAAAATAAACCTTGCCACCATTTTTTAATGTTACAATTTCCTTACTGATTATTTTTTTATTAAACATCAAACACTCCACCATTTAATGAATTCATTAGCTTTTGATTGTCTTGCTGTAAAGTCGAAGTATAAAATTACTATTCCGCCACCTAGACTCATTGGTTCGCTTAGGTCGTCTATACTACAATGGTCTAGCCAGATATTTGCATATTGACTTCCGTTTACTAATTCAATCTTAAACTCTAAGTTTTCGGTTGGTATAATTGCAACTGAACCATCTGCAGGTGAATAAGTTCCACTTGCTTCTTTTCCATAAAAATTACTTATAATCGTTGTTGCTAAACTTGACGCCATAACTATTCCTACTCTTCCTTTGATGTTTCTTTCAGAAAGATGTGGCTGACTTATGAACCTAGAGTTTCCGTCTCTGTTGTTATCGCTTGGTTTGTTTTCGTAATTTATAGAGAACTCTCTTACTCCAGATAATGCACTGGGTGTTGCTCCCCATTTCCATGTCCCGTTAATCATTACAAATGATGATTCTGTTACTGGTGTGTAACTTTGACCAGTTGGTCTATATAATGTGTTTCTTGCAATAAAATTCGCATTACATTTAATTCTACTTCCCCTTTCTCCTGATATTGAGAGAGTGGTTCCACAACATCCGATTGCTGCAGTTACTGAGTTTGTAGATTCTATGTCATTTAATTTTTCTACTGAGAATGCTTGGATTCCTGAACTGGTTGATAATGAATAAGTATTTCCTTCTGTTAAAGTATAAGGATCTCCTACAGTTCCTGCCCCTGACTTTGGACCTACCCAATATTTAAGGAAGTCTATTCCTGATGGTGTTAAGAAAAAATCCATAGTTCCATCTGCTTCGACTGGTCCAAGATAGGTTGCGACTGGGTTGGTTCCTTCTCCGAGTCCCCTGTCATAAATAAAATTATTCCTTGCTTTTATGTCTATACTTTGTACCCTAGGTAGTTCTGTATATCCTGTTGTTTCTGTTTCAAATGCAGAGGCTTGTCCTCCGTATTGGGTTTTTGTGAATATTGTTCCTTGACTCATTTTTTCCTCCTATACACTTTCTTCGTTTAATGGTGATATAAAGTCTACTGCCTTAAAAAATACTTTTCTTTTTCCTGGTGGAAATGGAAGCAATGGACCGACTCTTATTTTTCTTACATATCTTAAATTATAAAAACTCTTTTTGTTTGCTATGAATTTTTGTTTAATTACTTTGATGTAATCATCTATATTGTCTGCATCTTGGTCATAAACATAAATGCTGAATGTTATTGTTGTTAGTTCTACTGAACCATCTGCATCTGAGTCTTCTGAATCTTCTCCTATCATTTCTATCCCTATTCTTGGAAATTGCGAAATAGAAAGGGTTTCTTGCGGTAAGTCTGGATATATCTTGTCTGCTCCTGAGTCGTATGTTACGGTGTAATCACCTGTTTGGGCACTTACATATGTAATCTTGCATTTAAGTGTCCCAGCATCGCTGTAGTCCTCTTGGTACTCGTAATCTGTGCCGTAAGTAAGTGTTACTCCACCTACTACTATACTTCTGATGTTCTTGATGGTTGCTATTGCGATTAAGTGTGTACTTGCACTTGAATAAGTTCCAGTTGTAGTCCCTGTTGTTACTCCCCTTGTTGTTGTTGAGAATACATCATTGTTTCTCATAAATCTGGATAATTCTTTTTTAATTAGTTTTGGGTCTAGTACCGATGTCATTCTATAATAACCTCCGCTTTACTTTTATTTAGATATTTAGCTGCATTTTTATTTACTATTTCTTGGAATTTATGATAGAGTGTATTTCTAACGAATGGGTTAGCTTTTGTTCCTGGGTGTTTTACACTCTTAACTACCATTTCCCCAGCCTGTGCTTTTGTCATCTTGGCATTTAATCTGTTTTTTCTTGATCCTACTCCTTTTGTGTATTCAAATGCTAGTGCCTTTCCGTTCTTTGGTTTAATTTCATGTGGTTTTGTTGACCATTCGACATATTTCCAGTATTCTGGCATTGAGATTGTTATTTCATTTCCTTTTATTTCAAACTTAATATGTTCTTTTAGCCAAGCGGTATCTACAGGGCATACTTTCTGCAGTTCTTGGGTTAAATCCAAAGCTACACCGTATTTGAATTGCTCGAAACTCATATTTTAAATAATTGGGCTGATTTAAAGAACTCTGTTGTACCCAACCCCCTGGTTATGATTTTGTCTACTCTATAGTTTTCTGAATCGTAGGCTATCTTGTCATTTTTATTTAATGTTTGAGTTGGTATTACCATTAAAACTGCATCTGCGTTCTGCATTAATCCAGCATATTTCTGGTCGTATTCATCTTCTTTTCGAAAAAATATTCCTGTTATACTTGCAGTTGTTCCGTCTGTTAAGATTTCAACACCTGTGCTTTTTACTGTTTGAATTACTGGTGTTCGAGTTAATGTCTTTCTAAAATTAGGGAAGACATGGTCTAGAAATAGTGTGGCTCCTGCTGCGAATTGTATTGTCATCTTTATTCTCCGACCACTTGGTCACTTATTTATACTCGGACTTCCGAGTTTATGCAAAAAAAGGATATTTTGCGAGTTGTTTCTTTAGGTTTTGTTCTCTTTTTGAGAGTACATCGAATGTTCCTTTAATATTGATATATGCTTGTCCTATTGTTACGCTTCCTTCAGGTAATGAATAAGTACTTGGAATGTTATGTGTGCCTCCCATTTGTGCGGATAAGATTGCCATTCCTGCTAGTACTGTAGCATATGATTTTATGTAACCTGGTAATGGATAGACTCCATATTTGTAAACTATATTATTGTTTAATGGTTCGCTACTGTCCCACTTGCTTTTTTCTGCAGACTTACCGAGTTTTAGTTCTCCTTCATCCTTGTATTGATGAATATAAGAAATTGTTACATCAGTGTCGTCTATGGTAACTGAATCTAAAATAACTAATGGGTATTTTCTAATAAAAAGAGAATCTGTTCCGTCTCCGTCTCTGTCTTCGTCTTTTCTTGGGTCTGTTCCTGTGTGGATTATTCTGTATGTACTTGTATCGTCTGGGTTGGTGGTCCAAGTGTCTACAGTTACACTGGTTGCATCGTTATCTGTTATGATCCTAAATTGCCCACTTCCTGTTCCACCAGTTACCCATAAATAATCCCCTATGTATAAATCTACTGTGAATGCTTTAGTTGAATCCACGAGAGTTGTATTTGTTGCACTTGTTGCTGTTCCGTTTTCTTCGGAATTCCAATAAGTGGTGTTTGTCAGTCTATCGATGTCTGTTTCTATATCTTCTATTAAAGTTGTTACTGTTGCTTCGCTTACTTCATCTGAAGTAATTCCTGCAATTGCATATACATCTGAGACTGTGGTATACATTTAAGACTTCCTCTTTTTTCTTCCGCCCCTTTTGCCTAGTTTCTTAGCCATTGCGGATATGTCTTTTTTGTCAACTACTCCGTCATTATTAATATCAAAATCTAAAGGTTTAGTTTCTTCATTAGATTTCTTTATAGTTCTGACTGCGAGAAAACCGTCTTTGGTCCTATAAATTTCGTATGGTTTGTCTGTCATTTTAGTTTTTTATTATTTATTTTAAAATAAAAAAATAAAGGGTTTCCCCTAGTTTGCGATTGCTGGTGTACCTACTACAAATATTCTCATTACATCAGTGCCACCTGCTGTTAAGATTAATTTGTTGGTTACTGTGGTGTCTACTTCAATTGCTTCTGGTGTATGTACATCTGAAGAGATTGCTACTGCTGAAACGAATAAGATTTGTTCGAACTCTGAGAGTACGATCCAGTCTCCGTCTTCAGTACAGGTAACATCTACTACTTCCCATACTAAACCTGTTTGTCCGCCTTTTGCTGCTCCACCACTTTTTGGTGCTCCGCTATAGGTGTGTGTTAATAATGCTTCTGTCATTTTGACCTCCTAAAATTTAACTAGAGCCAATCCTTCGACTCTGGTTGCTGCTGTGCCTGTTGTAAGAACGGTAGTATTAACCGTTAATCTCCAATTAACTGTACTCTCTACGGCTGATGCATCAAAATCTATAATACTGCCTATTTCACTTGCGATTCCAATTGGAATTACATGGCTAACATTATTAAAAGTTAAAGTATCATTATTGGCTACTGCTGCATCTGTTGCTTGTTGAACAAAGCAAAGCATATATCCTTCTACCATACCTAGAGTTCCAGGTACTTGGTTTATTTTCATTATGTGATCTGTCATCTTTAGTCCTCCTTATTTTTAAAAAAATAAGAAAAAAAGGAATTGCTTCCCTATTTGATTTCAGTTACACTTGCACAGAATGTTGGAGCTCTTATAATAAGTGCTTCATATATCTTTACTGCAAATCTATCTGAATCGTTTGTCTTTGCCAAATCAAAGTATGTCATGTCTTGCAACACTCTCATTTCAGTAACTGCTAGGTCAATAAAGTAAATCGCTTTACTTCCTGTTGTGTTACTTAAATACATACTTGGAACTATTGGAATGTCTCCTACCATGGTTTTCAAATACATTGCATTGAATCCCCAAAAGAAATCTTTTGCTGGTTGAATATATCCCATCTTTTGTTGTAGTAACATTTCTATGTCTTCATAGACTGCACTTGAACAAAATGAAACATTTGGTCTTCCACCGTCATCGAATGCATATCTTACTGCTGTATACAAATCTTTTAATGCGATGTCTGATGTATTCTTGTCTACGGTATTGGTTGTTCCTAATAATGAAATAATACCATCGAACTCAGTTCCGTCTGGGTTTCCAGTAATTCCTGAAGTAGATGAGTTTCCGTTAAATATTAGATTCTCTTCCATTTCTTTTAATTCTCTGGTCTTAACGAGGACTTCTTGCTGTTTAGCATTAGATCCTGTTTGGTTAGCAAATGCTCCACCTTGAGCTCCACTTGAAATAAATCCTTGTAGCATATATGCTGGTTGTCCTGCTTGGGATGGACCAGTTTCTGCTCCTACTGCGTATAAGAATTTTATTGCAGTTGATTGTCTGTCGTAAGTGGTGTTAGTTTCTGCTAGTGCTGCATTTTCCCCTGCGGTGAATGCTCCACCTTTTGCAGTTATTACATTATAATCTGCATACATACCCATGTTGGTAACTCTAGGAATCATTTCTACTGCAGGTGTGTATTTCCTGCTTCTATCAATAATCATAGAGTCTATATAAACTGGAATCATTGCATATCCTGCAGTTCCTGCTCCACCACTGGTTGTTTGTTGTGCTTTTAATCCTATTTTGAACTTATCATTAAGTCCTTGCCTCATATCCATTGATTTTATACTTGGGTCATAATATTTTGTTTTATTTCCTAAGTAACCGAAACTTGCTGCATATGCTGCTCCTGGGTCAAAGGACCCACCGATTGATTTTGTTTCTGCCATTTTATTACCTTATCATACTCAATGGTGATATATCTTCCATTGGTGTATGTTCTACTTCTTTAGGTTCTTGAAGTCCTTTTAAATTTGGTTTTTCAAGGGTTGCCTTTAACTGTGCTATTACTTTGTTGGTTTCGGCTTGCATGCTTTTCATTTG